TGGATTCAAGACTCGTTATGGTCTTGTTGCTAACCCATTTGCTGAAGGCAAATCACCAGATGATATTGTCAATAATCCACTTGGTCGTATTCAGACTAACTCAAACCGTTACTACAGAAGAGTACAAGTCCAAAATCTTATGTGAGTTTCTTTTCACATTTTTCTTGGGGTCCGAAAGGACCCTTTTTTATGCCTATAAATAAAAATAAAAATGGCTACATCATCGTTATCAAATCAAATTGGAAATAAAAACTACTTATCCCCATTAGGATTTAAGTTTGTATTATCAAAGTATCCAAAAATTGATTTCTTTTCTAATTCCGCAGAAATACCTGGAATTAATCTTGGTGTAGCAATTCAACCTACTTACTTAAAGGATATTCCAATTCCTGGTGATAAAATTAGTTATGATGATTTTAATTTAAAATTTTTTGTTGATGAAAATTTAGAAAATTATCTTCAAGTTCATAATTGGATAAGAGGTCTTGGGTATCCAGAGAATGTTGGGGAATACCAAGAGTTTCTAAATCAAGACCCATACAATCCAGGAGTTCAAAACGCATCTTCAGGTCAATCTGATGGAAGTTTGATTATTTACAATAGCAATTACAATCCAGTAGCATCAGTTAGTTTTAAAGGTTTATTTCCAACATCACTTTCTACAATTAATTTTGATGCTACCAATACTGACGTTCAATATGTAACGGCACAAGTCAATTTCAAATATACTTTATATGATATAACAAATTATTAAAACTATGAACCTTGATGAAATACAATTATTATGGGAGCAAGATTCAATTATAGACCAAGATAATCTACACGATGAGTCTATTAAAATACCTGCTCTTCATGCAAAATATTATAAACTTTATAACAATATTCTTCTTCTCAGAAAACTAGAAGAAAACAAATATAAGATTTTAAAAAAAGAAAAATGGATGTATTACTCTGGTAAAGCAGAACCAGAAGTATATAAAGAAAAACCATTTGACCATAAGGTTTTAAAACCAGATATAGATAAGTATATGGATGCTGATAAAGACTTAATTAAGATAGTATCCAAAATAGACTATTACCAAACGATGCTTAGTTATTTGGAAAGTATATTAAAGACAATCTTAAATAGAACTTATCAAATAAAGAATGCGATTGAATACATGAGATTTACAGCAGGATATGGCTAATATTATTATACAAAAAAAGAACGAAATTTATTTAAAAGTAGAAACAGAACCACATATTCATCAAGAATTATCTGAACATTTTACCTTTGATGTTCCTGGGGCAAAGTTTATGCCTCAATATAGGAGCAAATATTGGGATGGAAAAATCAGACTTTACAGTAATCATACTGGTGAATTATATGTTGGTCTTTTAGATAAATTAGTTGCTTGGGCAAAAAACTGTGAATATACGGTAGAGTTTAAAGATAATAAATTTTATGGTTCTCCATTTGAGGAGAATAAAATGATTTCTATGGAAGGTATCTCTGATTATATGAAGAGTATATCAAAACATGAACCAAGAGATTATCAAGTAGAAGCTGTGTATGATGCTCTCAGGTATAACCGTAAACTTTTAATCTCTCCAACTGCTTCTGGTAAATCTTTGATGATTTACTCTATTGTTAGATACTTTGTAGAAAAAGAACATAATATTTTATTGATTGTTCCTACTACTTCATTAGTAGAACAAATGTATAAAGACTTTGAGGATTATGGTTGGAATACTGAAGAGTATTGTCATAAGATTTATTCTGGTAAAGAAAAGACTACAAATAAAAATGTAATTATTACAACCTGGCAGAGTATTTACAACTTACCAAGAACATTCTTTGAGAAATTTGATGTGGTGATTGGAGATGAGGCACACCAATTTAAGTCTAAATCTTTGGTTGGTATTATGACCAAAATGGACAATACAAAGTATCGTTTTGGGTTCACTGGTACACTAGATGGTTCACAGACTCACAAGTGGGTTCTAGAGGGTTTGTTCGGTCCCTCATACAAGGTTACGCAAACACAGGAACTTATTGAAAAGGGGTATTTATCAAAACTACAAATTAAAGTTCTTTTATTAAAACACAACGAACATCAATTTAATGAATACGAAGAAGAAATTCAGTATTTAATTACCCACGACAAGAGAAACAATTTTATTAAAAATTTATCTTTGGATTTGAAGGGTAATACTTTAATTCTTTATAGTCGTGTTGAAACTCACGGGCAACCTTTGTATGAGATGATAAATAGTTCAGCAGCAAAAGATAGAAAAATATTTTTTGTTTACGGTGGTGTGGATGCTGAAGGACGAGAAAAGGTAAGAGAAATTACCGAAAAAGAAAACGATTCAATTATCGTTGCTTCTTATGGAACATTTAGTACTGGTATTAATATTAAAAATCTCCATAATATTATTTTTGCTAGTCCAAGTAAATCAAGGATAAGAAATTTACAATCTATCGGTAGAGTTCTCCGAAAAGGTGAAAATAAAACCAAAGCAGTTCTTTATGATATTGCTGATGATATTACTTACAAATCAAAAAAGAATTATACTTTAAATCATTTAATTGAAAGAATTAAAATTTACTCAGAAGAAAAATTTAACTATGAAATTATACAACTAGATTTTAAAAAATAAATGGAAGAAGAATTTTATGCTATCATTAAATTAATATCAGGAGAAGAAATATTATCTAAAGTTTGTCCTTGTGATGAGGATGATAGAATTATTTTAATCTTAGATGATCCTATCATTATGGAAACTATATTGATTCGTAAACTTGAAATGACTACGATTAAAGTTACTCCTTGGATAAAATTCTCTAATAATAGAATGTTTGTTATGGATATGAAAAATGTCATAACAATAACAGAAGTTGATGATGAAGATTTAATTCACATTCATCAAAAGTATGTTAGAGAAAAGAATAAAAAATCTAATAAAAGTGAACTCACTTCTAAAATGGGTTACTTATCATCTATTGCTGATGCCAGAATAACCTTAGAAAAACTTTATAAATCTATTTAAAGATATAATTTATCTTCAACCCTAACAGAGTGATTATAGACACATTTGTTATAGTTGTCAACTATTGTTATTGTGTGTTATAATAAAGAAAAGTAATTAGTTATGTTAACTTCAAAAATGAGTAAAGTAAAAAAAAATCCACATTATGTAAATAATAAAGATTTTCACGATGCGTTGATTAATTATAAAATTAAAGTGAATTCGGCAAAGGAAAAAGGATTACCCAATCCAATCATTCCTAATTATTTGGGGGATTGTTTTTTAAAAATTGCTACTCATTTATCATATCGTCCAAACTTTGTAAATTATATGTATCGTGAAGATATGATTTCAGATGGTATTGAAAATTGCGTTCAGTATATTAATAACTTTGATGTAGAACGTACAAATCCATTTGCGTATTTTACACAGATTGTTTATTACGCATTTTTACGTCGCATCCAAAAAGAAAAAAGACAAATGGAAATCAAAGAAAAAATCATTGAGAGAAGTGGTTTTGACCAATTGTTTTCATCTGATGGAAATTCTAGCAATTCTTCTGATTATAATACAATTAAAGAAAATATTCAGATTAAACTTTACCAATGAAACTGGGTTTAATAACAGATACCCACTATGGGTTTCGCAAAGCAAATAAAGCATTTCATGAGTATTTTTCTAAATTCTATGATGAAATATTTTTTCCCACATTAAAGAAAAATAAAATCAAAACAGTCATTCATTTGGGTGATGCTTTTGATAATCGTAAAGGAGTTGATTATTGGGCTCTTGATTGGGCAAAGGAAAATGTTTATGATAGATTTCAAGATTTAGGAATTACTGTTTATAATATTGTGGGAAATCACGATGCTTATTATAAAAACAGTAATGAAATTAATGCTATAGATACACTTCTCCAACAATATTATAATGTAGTTAGAGTGTCTAAACCAGCAGAATATACTATTGAGGGAATGAAAACAGTTCTTCTTCCTTGGATATGTACTGATAATGAAAAAGAAACTTTTGAACTTCTTGAAAACACAGAAGCAAAAGTTATTTTTGGTCATCTTGAACTGAATGGATTTTCAGTTTATCCAGGGCACATTCACGAAGAAGGACTAGATAAAAAAGTATTTCAAAAGTTTGAAAGAGTTTATTCTGGGCATTATCATACTCGTAGTGATGATGGTAAAATCTTTTATCTTGGAAATCCATACCAAATGTTTTGGAATGATTTGAATGATAAAAGAGGATTTCATATTTTTGATACTGATGATTATAAACTAGATTATTATCAAAATCCTTATACAATGTTTGAACGAGTTTATTATGAAAATAATAATCCAAAAGATTTTGACGCATCACATTTAACTGATAAAATGGTTAAAATTGTTGTTCGTCAAAGAGATGATTATAAAATGTTTGATAAGTTTGTGGATTCAATAGTTAAAGTGAATCCATTAGAACTTAAAATTATTGAGAATGTTGATGTTTATGATGAAGATGTAAATTGCGATGAAATTCCAACAGAGGATACATTAAGTATTTTGGATAAATATGTTGAAGAGTCAGAATTTGAATTAGACAAGAACACTATTAAAAAACTCTTGAGGGAATTTTACAAAGAAGCAATGGAAGTGGAATGATGTTTTTACTCACTATCGCAGAAAAAGAAGAAGAAGGAGCATACGCAGTATCTGATGAATATGGTGAAAAGGCTTTGTACTTTTTTGAAGAAGAGGATGATGCGGAAAGGTATTCTGGTCTTCTGGTGGCGGAAGATTACCCAGAAATGACTGTGGTAGAAGTTGATGATGAGGTGGCGATAAAGACTTGTGAGATGTATGGATATAATTATGTTATAATTACCCCAAATGAATTTGTGATACCACCAAGAGATTATGATACTATTCAAACAAATCGCATATCGTAACTTTCTTTCTTCTGGAAATCAAGCAACAGAAATAAAATTTACAGATACGCAAACTACATTAATTGTTGGTGCGAACGGTTCAGGCAAGAGTACTATGCTGGATGCTCTTTGTTTTGGCTTATTTAATAAAGCATTTCGTAAAATTACCAAAGGGCAACTGGTCAATTCAACCAATGAAAAGGAAT